CGGGCGCGATCATGCAAAACTCGCGCGCACGGAAAAGCGCAGCCGGTCATAGACGGTGCGCACGCGGCCGTCGGGGTAGGTGACCTTGATTTCGCCCTCGTATTCGCCCGGGGCGGTGAGGCTCGACGCGCCAAAGTGCACGGCGAGCACGCCGCCGGCGGCATTGACGATGGTGCAGGCGAGCGTATCGGTGAGACTGGTGGCGCCGACCAGACGGAACGGCACCGAGACAGTCGTGCCGGTGCCGGACAGGTCAACCGGGGCGCCGTTGTTATTGAGGTCGGTGAGCGTCACCTGGATATCGGGCAGCTGGTCGTGCTGCACCAGGTAGATTTTATTGAGCATGGACGCCTCTTAGGCAAACGGCTTGATGAGGACGCGCGACTCGCCGTGGCCCATGCCGCGCGTGATGAAGGCCCGGGTATCGAGAATGGCCGCCTGGAAGCGCTGCGCATTGGCCTGGGCATAGACCGGGTCGGTCCAGTCGCGGCCGGGCATGGCCTGCAGGCGCGCCAGGGCGCCGTAGGCCAGCGGCAGGTAATACTGGGTGAACATGTCGTCATCGAGCGTGACCGCAGCGGGCTGCGGGCGCAGGCTGACGTTGAGGAACAGCAGGCCGGCGCCGGCGCTGTTCACATCCGGCGTCGGCACCAGCTGCACCTGCGAAAGACTGGGGCGCAGGTGCGCCACCGGCCGACCGGTTTCCGCGCGCCAGTCGGTGCGCTGCGCGTTGAGGTCGTCTTTCGTCCTGGCCGGCAGCAGGGTGCCGTTGTAGCGCGCTTCAAGGATCTCGTTGACCACCGTGTCGGTCGGCGCATCGAGGTCATAGCGGGCGACCGTGGCCACCACCGTCACTGGATCGAGGTCCACCGTCCAGGCGTTGGTCTGCCGGAAGAATTCGATGGCGGCATTGACCGCCTCGCGGGCGGCCATCGTATCGGTGACGCCGGCGCACTCGGGCACGATGTACGGCAAAGAGCGCCATTTACTGCCCTCCGGGCATGATCGCCTGCGGTGCCGGGCTGGGGCCGGCGTCGACTTCCGGCTTCGGGGCGACGGCCAGGTCGATCTTGGTCTTGACGCCCAGGGCGGTCGCAAACGCCTGGTAGTGGGCGGTGGCGCGCTGCACGTTGCCCGCGTAATCGGTATCCTTGGAATAGGCGCGATAGAGCATGTAATCGACGAGGATGTTGGCATAGATATCATCGATGCCAATGCTGTCGGTGGTCGCGGCCAGTGCCGCCGGCAGCTGCGAATAGATGATTTCCACATAGCCCATACCGGTCGCCGGCTGCGGCGGATAAACGTAGAAAGTCTTCGGGTCGCGGATATCGAAGGCAAAATGCTGCACCGCGGCACTGGCCGTCATGCTGTGCCAGTCGGGATGTTCGGCGTCCAGGATGGACATGGCCACCTGGCGGATGACGCGGCCCGGCGTGCTGCCGTTGGCGCCCATGTTGCGGCGCATGTCGATGAAGCGCACGCCGGCCGCCGGAATCGACTGCTTGGTGCCAGTCACCAGCGCCACCGACTCATTCTTGGTGCAGGCGTCGGGCTTGAACAGCACGACTTCGCGCTGGGCGTCATTGGCCCAGTCGGTCAGTTCCGGCACCGTCCAGCGGATATTGCTCGGATCCTGGGCGATGAAGGCAAACCGATCGATGAGGTTCTGGAGCGTGGTGGCGGGCATTCAGTTACTCCGTTTTGGCAGCAGCAGGCTTGGCCGGCTTGGCGGGTGCCTTGGCCGGGGCCGGGGCCGGTGCCGGGGCTTCGGCCGGCAGCATATCGCCGCGCGCCAGGAGTTCCGGCGTGGCAATATAAACGTAATCGGCATCCTTGTGACGCAGGTATTTCACTTCACTCATGATTATTTCCTTTGCACAGAAAACGGCCTGAGTCCGAACGCCGGCGAAAGGACAAACCGGCGCCGGGTCAGGCCGCGGCATTAACCGCTACGGCGGCAATTACCAGGAAGGATCAGGACGCCTTGTAGGCGTACAGATCGACGACGGCTTCGCCCTTGATGGTCTTGAAGCCATACACGTTCAGGCCGCGCACCAGCTGGCCGAACGAATTCTGGTCTTTCAGGGTATCCATCTCGGTCATCTGCGCGGCAAAGGTGATGCCGACCTTGTGCCCGGCCATCGCGTGGAACGCGGTGTGCGAGCCGTCGGTGACCGACGCCAGGTTGTTAGACGAGTACAGCGTGAAGCGGTCGATGATGCCGAGCCGCCCGTTGCGCATGACGCTGGTGCCGTCGCCGGACAGGGACGCATCCTTCAGATCCGACTTCTTGATCATGCCGCAGGCCCAGGCCGGCAGCAGCAGGTAGCGATCGGTTTCCGGGATGTTCTGCTCGTCGAGCACGGTGCCGCAGTCGACGATGTAGTCCAGGATGTTGGTCTTGGTCAGGCCGACCGGGCTGCCGGTGGCGCCCAGGTTGATCGACTGCGAAATACGGCCGGCAGCGGCGCCCTTGTTAGCGGCCACGGCGTCGGCATAGACGGCGCCGAGCACGCTCTGGTCGACCTTGATCTTCATTTGCTCGGAAGCGTCGTTGGCCCAGGAGTCCAGCAGGTTGATGTCGGACTGGTGACGCATCACGTCATCGAGCTTGAAGGCAAAGTACTTGCCCTTGTCGATCAACAGATCGACGTTGCCCGACTGCGGCGTGTCATAGGTCAGCGTGGTGCCGGCAGTGTAATCATTGATCACCATGTTGGGCACGGTGCGGATGTGCACCTTGTCACCAAACGAGGTGATTTCACCTTCGTACGGGTGTGTTATCGCAAAGGCTCTTTATCCTCTGCTTCTTGCGGTTGTTTTTCCCGCAAGATCGGACTATATCATCACCCCTTTGCGTTTTAAGTAGTTGCGACGACAACGCTCTTTATTCGCCTCACGGACGCCGGGCTCATGTTCCATTCGGTATTTCTTGTAACATGACCTGCATCGGCCTTTCGCCGATCCGTGTTGCTCAGTGCTGCCGCAATCACGACACATAAACGCTTCTTTCGGGGGTGTCTGGCACTCGTGGAATTGTAAATCGGTTACATGCGAAATCTTGTAAGCCATCGAAGGGATAATGTAGGACTGCACCAGGGCGACAAACTGCTTGGACGCCTGGGTATTGGCGCGAACAATATGTGAGCCTTTGGCTTTTTCATACCCGATACGGAATTCAATACCATGCACCTCCTGGAAATAATCGCAAATTGCCTGCGCTTCTTCCTCGGAGCAGTAGGTGGCGATTGTGGTATAGATTGATGATACCTGGCCGTCCTTGTTATGGTTTCGGCCAGCACTGCCATCGTCCATATACCACAATGCGATTCCGTGCGGGGTCAGCATATCCAGCGCCTGGCGGGTAAAGGTCTTGCGCCCGTTGACGTGGGTTAACCCTTTCAATGTCTTGAAGTAAGGATTGCTCTTGGATAAACCGCACATACGATACACTTTGCCCAACTTCGGCAACGGATGATCGTATTGTGAGACGGTGTGTTTGCCGCCGAATAGGGTGCGCAGCAATTCCGCCTTGTGCTGAAGATAGTCCAGTTGCTTGATCGTGTGAACGATCCGTAATTCACTGGATTCATACTTCAGTTCACCTTGCGGGTTCTTGCGCAATCGCACATTCAGGCAACCGTCACCAAAAACCATTCCCATCAAGATACCGCGATGTTCTCTGTTCATATCCACCTCTTGGCATTAAGCCCCGGGAAATTACATATTTACAATTCTAGTCTCTGAACCTTCCGCTTGCTGCGGCTTGGCTGCTGATTGGCTTTTCAGCTTTCCAGCAATTCACCAGATTTTCAACTGATTATTACTAACCAGTGGGACTACGAAGTTAATCCGTATTGGCAATTGCAGTCAATACTGTAGCGTCATAAAATTTGACCAAAAGCTTGCCTGACCAAATTTCTGGAATGAACGTACCGGAGTACGGGTAGGTGGTCGGTTGACCGGCTGCGACTGGAAAAGACATAATTGATTTCCTTAAAGAATTTACCCGCCAGTCAAGACGGGCAGTATCATGATTGAGGAAGTTTTATACCACCTGAATGAAACGCTATTAACCGACTAGACGGCCTTCCTGCATGGCCTTATTAATATCGTCCTCGATGGCTTTGGCTTCCGGCTCGCGGCCGCGGTAGCGGCCCTGCGTCACTTCCCGGTAGAACTGGCTGATCTGCGCCCGCGTATAGGTGCGGCCGGCGGCCGGGGCCGCGGTGGCCGAGTTGCGCGTCGGTTGCTGCTGCGCGGCCAGTTGCGGGTTTTGCTGCGGCGCTGACGCCGCGGCGGCCTGTTGGCTTGCCTGATAATCCTGAATGAATGCCTGAAAACCGAGGGTTGCCTGCTCGGCGTTCCGGTCGGCGAAGGCCTGCTGCAAGGTGGTGCGTCGCACTTGCCCGGTGTACGGGTCCATCTGGTCGAGCCACTGCCAGAAAACCGGATCCTGGTTGATCACTTCCCAGTTGGGCACGGCGCGCAAGAGCGCGTTGTCAAACTGGGCCTGCGACAACTGGCTGGTCACCTGTTGCAGTTGCGGCTCGAACACTTCGCGGGCGGCGCGCTGCGCCACGTCAATCATGTCTTGCCCGTATTCCTCAACGTCCTCGGGGCGCACATAGCGGTGTTCCTGGCCGGGGGCGGCAGGAGTCGCATCGGCGGGTGCCTGGGACAGTTGCGCAATCACCCCATTGAGGTGATTGATCTGGGCAGCCTGTTGACGCAGGGCGTGTTGCATGCGGGGCACTTCGGCGTCGTACTTGCCTTTCAACACCTGGTATTTCTGCCT